ATTTTCCTGACAGCACAACCTCGCGCGTAGGCGACGAGCAAGTTACGGAGTATTTCGAGGGGGCGAGCGGCCCGGAGATGACGGCAAAGTACGTGGCTGAATACTGCCGCCGAAATATATTGATAGTGCCGCCTGCGCCCGCCGACTACCTGTGAAGCTCTACTTCGATACCGAAACCTTTAACGACTTGCCTATCACGGTAGGCACGTACCGCTACGTTGAAACTTGCGAGCTTATGCTAGTGACGTGGGCGCTAGACAACGACGAGCCGCAAGCGTGGGATTTGACCGCCGACGAGCCTATGCCCTTCGAGTTAGTAGAGGCGATACTGCTGGCCGATGAATTCGTAGCGCATAATGCAATGTTCGATAGGCTTGTGTTCGACAAGCATCTAGCGCCGCGCGTCAAGCGGGCTATCTCTCGCGAGCATTGGCGCTGCACGATGGTCAAGGCGCTTTGCCATTCGCTCCCCGGTGGCCTGGGTAAGCTCTGCGACATTCTCAAAGTAGATGCCGACAAGGCGAAGATCAAAGACGGCAAAGAACTCATACAACTATTCTGCAAGCCTCGCCCTAAGAGCATGAAGCTACGCCGCGCGACGCGACTGACGCATCCGGCAGAGTGGTCGCGCTTTGTCGATTACGCAAAGGCCGACATATCCGCTATGCGCGAAGTGGATGCCAAGCTACCAAGCTGGAACTATGGGCGCGAAGGTGAGGCCGCACAGCGCGAGCTTGCCCTGTGGCATCTTGACCAGCAGATAAACGATAGAGGCTTCGAGGCCGATGTCGACCTCGCTACGGCTGCGCTGGCTGCTGCCGACAACGAGCAAATCATTCTTGCGCAACAGTCCTACGAGATGACCAACGGCGAGGTAGCCAAGGCAACGCAGCGCGACGCGCTACTCGCGCATATCCTAGTCGAGTATGGCATCGCCCTGCCTGACCTCAAAGGCTCTACGCTAGAACGTCGCCTTGACGATCCCGACATACCGTATGGCCTCAAGGAATTGCTGCGTGTGCGGATCGCCGCGAGCACCACTTCTATCAGCAAGTACAAGCGGATCATCAACGGCGTTACCAGCGACGGGCGCATGAAGGGTACGCTACAGTTTGCAGGCGCAGGGCGTACTTGCCGATGGGCGGGGCGTACCTTCCAGCCTCAAAACCTAAAAAGGCCAACGCTCGCCGCCGAGGAAATAGACTACGCTATCGAGGCCATCAAGGGTGGCTTTGTGCACCTCTACGCCGATAACGTCATGGATGCGTGCAGCAACGCCATGCGTGGCGTTATTGTCGCGCCTCGTGGCAAAAAGCTATGCGTTGCTGACTTGTCAAACATCGAAGGCCGCGATCAGGCTTGGCTAGCCGGCGAAGAATGGAAGCTACAAGCTTTCCACAACTTCGATATCATCGTCGGTGAAGACGAAAAGGGCAACCCCTTGCGCCTTGGCCCTGATCTCTACAAGCTAGCGTATAGCAAATCGTTTGGCATAAAGCCCGAAGACGTTGATAAAGGCCAGCGGCAAATCGGCAAGGTGCAAGAATTGGCGCTCGGCTACCAAGGTCGCGTAGGCGCGTTTATCACGTTCTGCCTTGCGTACTCGATTGACATAGAGCAAATGGCCCGCGACGCCTACGACCATATCCCCGCCGAAACGATGTACGAGGCGGGCGGCTTCTATGATTGGTGTGTCAAGATGAAGATGCCCACGTTCGGCATTAGCCGAGAGGCGTTCTGTGTCTGCGATTCGTTCGCCCGCTTGTGGCGCGAAGCACATAGCCGCATTGCCTCGTATTGGCCCGAGCTAGAGAATGCCGCACTCAACGCTATTGACTCTCCGGGTTCTACGATCCAATGCCGCAAGCTGAAAGTGCGGCGCGATGGCGCGTGGTTGCGCATCGGCTTGCCGAGTGGCCGGGCGCTGTGCTACCCGCAGCCGCGCATTACCGCGAACAAGCTTTCATACATGGGCGTCAATCAATACACTCGCCAATGGAATAGGATAAACACCTACGGCGGCAAGCTATTCGAGAATTGTTGTCAAGGCGTTGCCCGCGACGTAATGGCCTGGAACATGCCGGCGATTGAGCAAGCGGGCTACAAGCAAATCCTCACGGTGCATGATGAAGTCATAACGGAAACGCCTGACAGCAAGGACTACAGCGCCGAAGGGTTGAGCGCGTTGCTTGCTGCTAATCCCCCTTGGGCGCTTGACATGCCGCTTGCGGCGGCGGGCTTCGAGGCGTACAGATATCGCAAGGACTAGAGGTTGACAGTAGTTAGCAATTGCTAATATCGCGCCACTTTCACAAAGGGGAGAACGAAATGCCGGATACTTTGAAACGCTTATTGCTTGACCTTGCCGTACTGGTTGTGGTGGTTCTGTGCTGGCTGGGGCTGGGCGACGCGCACAGCACTGAGAGCGCGCCGACGAAAGCCGAACGCATACAAGCGATGCGCGCCAACGCTGCCAAGGTGGATGCCTGCGCGATAGGCTGCAAGGCGCAATGCGGGAGCAAGTTCTGATGCGCGAGTCCGATATCGAAAAGTACCTAGTCCATTGCGTCAAGCGCATGGGCGGCGAGGTACGCAAAGTGTCGTGGATCGGCAGACGCGGGGCGCCTGATAGGTTTGTTATGCTACCCCTGCGCGAGGATTTTCTGCCGGGGAGTGTCTTCCCCGCTATGTCCATTTGGGTAGAGCTAAAAGCCCCCAGCAAGAAAGCAGAGCCGCACCAGCTTCGCGAGCATGAACGCATGCGCAAGCTCGGGCAGCACGTCGTTGTGATTGATTCATTCGAGGGCGTCGATGCCCTTATGCGAGGTGATTTGTGAATGCCGAAACGCTAAAGGAAATTAACGACGCGCTGCATGCGTTGTCGCAATGCCGCGCAAAGACCAAAGCGACGCGCGCTTTGTTGCAACGCTTGGCCGTTGAAGAATTGGGCCTGCCGCAAATCGACGCGCTCAACATGGATATGGAAACGTTCATGCGCGGGTTCTTGCAAGGCAATCCGGTGTGATTGCCGAGCGCAAAGACTTCACGCCGCGCGGCTACGGCAAGCTGATTACAGGCCACATCCTTGACGTGCCACGTAATGCTATTTGGGCAGGCATGGGGCTAGGCAAAACTGTCTCAACGCTCAACGCGATTGACTTGGAATGTCTAGCCGGCGACGACCATCCGACGCTCGTATGCGCGCCGTTGCGTGTAGCGCAAAGCACTTGGCCCGACGAGGCGCGGAAGTGGAAGCACCTGCGGCACGTCGAGGTTGCGCCGATTGTTGGCAGCGTCAAGGAACGGCTACAAGCCCTGCGCCATGACGTTGCGATACATTCCATTAACTACGAGAATCTGCCTTGGCTTATCGAACACCTCGGCGAGCGCTGGCCCTATCGCCGCGTGGTGCTGGATGAAAGCACAAAGGTCAAATCGCTGCGCCTCTCATACCGCACCAGCACAACTGGCAAAGAGTTCCTAGCAGGACAAGGCGGCAAGCGCGCCGCAGCGCTGGGCAGAATCGCGCACACCAAAGTCAAGCAGCTAATCGAGCTTACCGGAACCTGCGCCCCCAACGGCTTGCAGGACTTGTGGGGGCAAGTCTGGTACATCGACGCCGGCAAGCGTTTAGGCCGTACCTTCACGTCCTTTAAGGAGCGTTGGTTTTGCAAGTCGTTTGACGGCTACAACGTCGAACCGAACGAGTGCGCGCAAGACCAAATACAAAACGCACTTAGCGACGTATGCCTGTCTATCGACGCTAAAGACTGGTTTGATCTGGCCGAGCCAATCGTCAATAACATCTACATTGATTTGCCGCCCAGCGTGCGCAAGCAATACCGCGAGATGGAACGCAAGATGTTCACCGAGATTGAGGGCCAAGGCGTCGAGGCCGTCAATGCTGCTGCGCGCACAAGCAAGTGCCTACAGATCGCGAGCGGTTCGGTATGGGTTGATCGGGAGGGCGGCGATTGGCGCCAGCTACACGAGGCCAAGCTAAACGCGCTAGATGATATCTACGAGGAAGCAGCCGGCATGCCGCTGCTGATTCGCTACCACTGGATACCTAGCCGCGACGCAATCCTGCACGCCTTCCCCAAGTTACGCGTACTCGATAAGAATCCGCAGACACTGCGCGATTGGAACGCCGGCAAGATACCGGGCTTGATCGCACACGCGCAGAGTTGCGGCCACGGGTTGAACATGCAAGACGGCGGTAACATCATTGTCAATTACGACCAGTGGTGGGACTTAGAGCACGCGATGCAAATCCTTGAGCGCATCGGCCCTGTGCGCCAGATGCAATCGGGGTATGACAGGCCGGTGTTTATCCACAACCTTATCGGGCGCGACACGTTAGACGAGGACGTACTAGAGCGGCTAGTCAGCAAGCGCTCAGTGCAGAACATTTTGCTGCAAGCGATGAAGCGCAAGGGCTACCAAGTACCTGCGATTGTTGACTATCTTTAAGGAGAATGACAAATGCAATTTAAAGCGAAAAGCAAATGCCCTGCCTGCTACAAAGAACATACCGGCGTTCTTGATAGCGTAACCCTGGACAATTCGCTATGGGTGTGCACTGAGTGCTCGTGGGCGTGGCGAGGGGGCGACTACCTCGTGCACGACTTCAACAAGTGGGAAGCGCCGCAAAGCGATAAACCGCGCGACTCGCTTGACGCTTCTCTCGCCGTGCTGCGAAGCGAGCGTCATGTTGGATTGCCCCAAGCCGCTAAGGCGGCGCTTGGTATCCTGACTGAAAAAGAAACGATCCTGCGCACGCTCGCGTTCCTTAACGATCTGTGCCACCCCGAGCAATACGGGCATGCTGTTACCGCCGAGGTTCGCGCACGGGCAAGAGGCTGCGCTACCGAACTGGATCGGCTGCTAGAAGGCTAACCCGTTTCGCCGCCCTGTACTCTCGGCAACGTGCGAGAGATGGAATTTGATGACAGCAGGCAAAGACCGCAATACAGGGCGGCACCCCAACAAAAAGCCTGCACGGGGCAGGCTCTTGTCTTACGGCGCAGATAATCCGCAATCACGATTATCTGTGCCGTTGTCATTTAGGCCAAGCATCGTTTAAGGTTTTAACGTCGCTCGCATGTCGGTCAGCAACTTCTGCCATTCCTGCATACTTCCCCTGGCAGTCTGAGAATACGGTTGCGAAGGCTGCTGCTGTTTTACGAGCGGCTTCTGCGGTAGCTGTGGGCAAACTCCCGAGGAGGTCGCGGGTAGTGTTTCGCAAGCTGCCAGTAGCGGAAGACAAAGCAGAAGCAAGCGCGTTGATTTTTTGCTCACGTATGCTAGCGTCATTTTGGGCATCCTGTAATTGTTTGGCTAGGGCTTGTTCCCGAAGCCGCGCGGCTTCGGTATCTTTTAGCGCCTGCGCGGTATAGACCGCGACAGCCTTATCATAGCCTATCTGCTGCTCATAAGAGAGGAACTTGTGCACGCCGAAGGATATGGCGGCGATGATCGCCAGGAACGCTAGGCACTCGAATAGCAGCTTGTAGGGGGCAGGGATCATTGCTTATCCTCTAAGGGCGCCGAGGTCTTAAACCGCAGCAAAATGTTGATTGCCACAATAGCCCCCATCGCGTACTGATAGATGTTCGCCGGTAGGTAAGGTTGCAGTTGCGGCGCTTGGTCTTGCAGCATGGGCAGCGCGACGACCAACGTACCCGCAACGCTGTTAGTCCAGACGGTAAGCGAGCGGCGAGCGCCGCGCAGCTTGGCGAACAGGGTGCTCATACGACCACCTGTAGCTGTTGATCCTTTGAGGCGTGGCAAGCATGCCGTGCTGTTGGCGGCATGATAATGCATCCCTCGCTGGCTGTACGCGGCGCCCCGACGACATCGCCATGCATGTAAAACGCGCTGCGACCGTGCATCTCGTTTGCCGGATCAGGGATCAACGGTATAGCAAACGCGCCCAGGTGCGAATGCTCAACCGGAGTACCGAATGTGTAGAGGCCGACAGGCAAGGGGCCGATGCTCTTGCATTCCTGCATATCGACGTTGTTGATACCTTCGGGGTTCTTCCCACAGTTGCCCCCAGCATAGCCAATGCCGATCAGGTTTCCATCTGGGCTGTATAGCTCGCCCGTCGAAATTCTGTATTTCCATGCCATTTGATTATCCTTTCGGCCCATGTAAAAAAGCAATCCACAACTCGCGGCTTGCCCATACCGCAAAGCCCAGCAGCCCGTACTTTGCCAGTTCAAAAGTCAGCTTGTGCCAGAATTCCGTGCGCGCCTTGGCCTGGATAATAAGCGCTTCGTGATAGCTCTTATGCCCCTCAACGTCGGGATTGCCGGCGGCATTCAAGGGGAAGCCTTCTAGCGCTGTTTTTTGTTCTACGAGGTACGCCGTTATGGGTTGCTGTATGGCGGTAAGCTGATCGCGTAGTAGCTCTACGTCATCGCCAATAGGGCAGGAAAACCCCTTGCGGCGCTCTTGCGTTTCAACCCCTTGGCATAGGCTCTTTGCGTTCATGTCTTATCTACAATGGCCGCCGAGTTGAAAAGGGTCGAGCATAGGATCATTCTAGCCCCCACGCTAGCGTAGTTTCATTCCACTTGAACAACGGCCCCGGTTGTGGTGTCGGCGGTTGCCAATCGTGGTTAGCATCGAGCGCCCACGAAGGAAAGGGCTGCGGAGCAATAAACACGTTGGCGTCTGGATCGTAGAAATATCCGAGGCCGGGGTATTGTTTGCGCATGTTTCCGTTGTAGCTGCATTGCTCCCAATTTCCAGCGCCGAGCAGTGCCGTTAAGAAGACGATTCCGGTTTCCTCATTGGGCGCGTCGGCGTTATTCACGACGACGACATCGACCACAGTGTTGCTGGCATCAAGTTTTGCGAAGTGTGCCATAGTGGCCTCAGAATGTGATCGAGCCAGTGCCCGTGAAATTATAAATGTGTTTGTGGTTCGTCGTGTCGTGCGTGTAAGTCGGGGAACCTGTGGTCGCGGAGGCCGCCGAATATGCGTCGGAATAACTGAGAATGACGACGCCTGAACCGCCGTTGCCCCCCTGTCCGCTGTTGCCGGCATCGGCGCCAGAGCCGCCAGCACCGCCGCCCGTGTTAACCGACCCGTTTCCGGCGATACCAAATGCGACGCCGTTTGCTCCCCCGCCGTTTCCCCCTGTGCCACCAAGAGAACCGCCCCCTCCGCCAGCATAATAGAGAGATGAACCGGATATGCTGGATGCTAATCCGATACCGCCATTGCTAGACGAGCCAGAAGCCCCCGCGCCACCGCCACCGCCGGCATAGGTGTATGTCGAGCCGCCGCCAGATCCACCGTTGTTGCCCTGCCCCGCTGTTCCCGCGCCTCCGGTGCTGGTTGATCCGCCGCCGCCCGATCCGCCGTCGCGAGTCGAATATCCGGCGCCGCCCATACCTCCGCCGCCGCCTACGGAAACGACGCCTGCAAATGACGAATTCGTACCCGGAGAAGCATTGACCGAACGCGCTACGCCGTAGGCCCCGCCGCCGCCGACAACAATCGGATAGGCCTTGCCGATTGCTACGGAAAGCGCTGTACCCGTGCGATATCCGCCAGCACCGCCGCCGCCACCATAGACACCCCCGGTAGCAACTTCCCCTGCGCCTCCGCCTCCGCCAGCAACCACGAGCCAATCGACGACTCGGGTGGCGGCGAGCATCAATGCGCTAGATAGCATTGGCATGGTTACGCTACCCCGTGCTTGAGTATTGAATAGTAGATATGCGTCGCATCGAACACGTCATATACAAGAATATTCTGCCCGCCCGCAGTAGTTGAGACAGCCGGCGCGGTGCCGGTTGCTGCTTCGATCCATTGATTACCAAAGGCCAGTGTCGAGGGTGTGCCGTTCTGCGTGATATAGATTGATCCCTTCTGGCACGGCGTTACGTTCGTCGGATTTGATAGCGTCTGCGCGGTAGTTGCTTGCAGCGTGAGTGTGAAGTTGTTGCCGAGCGATAAGTCGACGGCGACTAGGTTAGAAGCTACGGAGAGTGCAACGGGCGCGCCGATCTGGGCTTTTGTCCAGCTATTCACCGTGGCAAGAATCGAGGCCAGAACCGAAGCAATGATGTTCGCGCCGGTAATCTTGCGCAGAAGTCCCGATACGCTATCCCACATGCTGAACTCGTCGGCGGCGACAAAGGCCGTCTTGGCGGTAGCCGCGTGCGTCGCCGGGGCGATGACGGTGATATCCGCCGTGCCGTTGAAGGCTACACCATCAATGGCCCGCGCCGTGGATAGCGCCGCTGCCGTCGCTGCGCTGCTCGCGGTAAAGGTGAGGCCCGTTGTGCCTACCGTTATGGCGCCCGAAGTCGTCATAATGTATAGGCGCCCGGCGAGCGTCGCGCCCTCGTCAATGAGCATCGCGCTACCTTCGACTATCTCCGCCGCTTGATCGTAGTCAGTGGCCCGTGTCCATACTTCGGAGGTGCCGCCCGCGCCTTTCGTCGTTACTGTGTAGATGCCATTCTGCAATGCGGAAGCTTGGGCAATCATAGCAATGCGGTCATTCAGCGCGGTCGCCGAACCATCGACGGATTGCGAGCCAGTAGCGGTGAACGTGAAGGTCGCGCCGACGCCTAGCGCGCCATTAGCATACGTGCCGGTTTGCGCGCCGGTAGTCGCCAAGCGGCATGCGCCACGCATGCCAAACCCCGCAGCAGCAGCAGCAGCAGCGGCAGCGCTTGCGGCGGCGGCATTCGCTTGCGTCGTTGCCGTACTGGCTGACGTGCTGGCATTCGTTGCGCTAGTTGCTGCTGCTGCTGCGCTGGCCGTTAGGATGGATAGGTAATCAGCCGGCGACGACGAGCTTGATACCGGCACGACCACAGCGCGGGACATCTTCTCAATAAGCTGCTGCACAAGGATAGTTGCGCGGTCAAGCGCATCCGAAACGACTTTCGGATTCCACGCGCCGCCGATGGTGAACACCGTCCCTTGCGAGGCGGCGACGTTGCTAGTTATGGTTTCAAGGAAGCCCGCCGTTGACGGCGCGTTGAGCGTTACCGTCCCGCCTGGATTGGCGTCTTGGTCGGCGTTGAGCGATACGGTGTAGTTTGTCGTCAGCGCAAGCACTGACTCGACAGGCGGCGTGGCGAGGTTGGTCTGTGTGACGACAACCTCGCTTGTTGCAAAGCATTTGAAGCCGAAGGCATACGCTGCGCTTATGCCATCGGAAACATAAGGCCCGGCTTTGCGGGTAGTGGCGGCAACGGTCATGGGGCTAGCCTATCATTGGTAGATGCAATTTTCAAGGAGATGCGCGCGAATACGTGCATCAGTGATGTACTTCGGCGTTGCCGCTCATCAGCCCGCGCAGCCATTCGCCGACAGTGTGCGGCGACTGCTCGCCGGTATTAACGTCATAGATAAATTGCGTCGACGCACCGAACTGCCCCAAGCCAGGAAGTAGCAAGCCCGCCGCGTTGCCGACTGCTTTGACCGGCGCCTTGACAGGCTCGCCCGCAGCGCCTTTGACGACAGCCTTGCCCGCTTTGAACGTGTCGGTAAGGGCGCGTATCCACGGCGGCATGCCGGCGCTCTCGCGGCCTTCCACGAGCGCGGAGAAAGCCTCGCGCACCATCGGCACCGTGCCAGCCATTTCGCCTGCGATATTCTTGCCCGCCCACACCCACCAAGGCTGCTCGTCCACCTTGGGGCCGAAGGTGATGTAGCCCGCCATCAGTGCCGGAACGACTTGCGCGAACAGATACCGCGCCAGCAGTTCGGGCTTGCCGAAGCCGTTGGCGTGCAGCAGCTTGTCAAGGGCGTCAACTTGCTGGCCGTATGCGTTGTTCATAAAGCCGTGCAGTATCGTGAGCTGCTTAAGCACCTCGCTGCGGTTGTTGATAAGGTTGGAGCGTCCCGCCTCTATGTTAGTACCGTGGGCTTCGCGCACCACGCTATCCGCCCACTTCGCGGCGTCGGCGGCGTTCATGGGTTTGCCAGTGCCGCCAAGCCGAACGGGTACGCCTTCCGTGGTCGCCCAATCGTAGGCGGCGTGAAAGGTCGGCACGGCGGTAAAGAAGTCCATGTACGCGACGCCAGCATGCCCAAAGCGCTCGGCTTTCGCGTGAATGCTCTCGGGCTCCATCAGGCTCGCTACCTTCTCGGATAGGTCGCGGTCTTGCTGTTGCTGCCGTGCACGAATCTCGGGACTCTTGGCGAGCGCTTCGATTACTTGTGCGCTGTGGTTGGTTGCCATATCCTTGACGCGCGCCGCGAAATACTTTTCGCCGCCGCCCGAGAGGTAGCCCAGGCTCTTAGCGCCAGCACTGCCGCCGTGATTGAACATGGTGCTGATGCGGAAGGCAATGCCGTTGGCCACTACAGCGCGGCGGGTAGAGGCCAGGATCGCCGTTAGCTTGCTGCTGCGCTCGTCGCCGACTTCGCCATTTACGATGCGGCCCAGCCAGTCGCCCAGGGCTTTGTACTCCTCGTGGCCGTAAGTGCGCTCGAACTGTTTGCGAAAGTCGGAATGCACGTAGAGCTTGTGAGAATCAATGATCGCCTCGCGGTAAGCCAGATCGCGCAGGGTGTCGCTGATGGCCTTCTCGGTGGCGTGCCAATCGAGGTCAACAAAGTCGTGGTATCCCGTCGCGCGGGCATTCAAGCTGCCATTGGTCGTCGTATCGGCGCGGTAGTAATTCCGATTGAATAATCCTTCGGCGGGGTTGACAAGTTCCGCGTCGGCCTTGCGGCGCCCAAGCTTTGAGCGAATCGGATCGTACTTAACGGGCGCGTACCATCCCGGCATTTCGCCGAACTTGGTTTGGAAGGCGCGGGGTTCTATCTTCTCGGGCGAGGCGTTGCCCAGCCGTTTATTCATGGCAACCATTTCAGGCCAATGTGCGCCCGCCGCTTCGCCAAGTATTCGGGTTGCTTGCCAATCCTGCTCGCGCATGTTGTCGTGCAATGCCTTCCAAACCTCTACCGGGTTCCAGCGCATGCCATTCACAAGCTTGTCGAAGTTGGATTCGTTGCCGACGTGCAAGGCGATGCCGATTAGATCGCCGCGAGTAAGGCGGCGCTTTTGCGGAACGTCAAGCGAGTTATCCAGCAAGTTGTGATTCTCGACTATCTCATGCAACGACTTCTGCCAATCGGTGCCTAGCTTCTCGGCTTCGGCGCGGAAGTGTTTGGATACCTCGCGGCTCATATCAAGGAAGTGGTAATTGGCGGCGAAGACAGGCTCAAACAGAGCACGGTGAAAAGGCCCAAGCACTTCGTGCATGTCGTAGCGGTTTGCCTTCTGGCTCTGCGGCAACATCTCGCCGAAGGCCGTAGCGCGCAAGCCCGAGGCAAGACGATCCAGGGCGACGCGGTAGAGCGGATCGACGCCACGGCGCGGGCGCTCGGCGAGTTGCGCGTCGGTGAACTTCTCGCCGCGCTCTTGCATCTTGACTATCATCTCGTCGGCCATCGCCTTGACGGCGACGCGCTGCCCGTCAATGGTCATCATCTTGCGCTCTTTGCCGAGGTGTTCCAGCGTGCGCAGCGTATCCATGAAGCCGCGCGCTTGCTCTACCGTCATCTCCTTAAACGGCATACGCACGGCGGCGTTAAGCATGTCGGGCGTGATGTTCGGCGAGTAGCCTAGCGCGGTTTGCGATTCGGCCCATTGCTGCAAGTTCTGCACCTCGCGCGTTTCGCCTGTCGGCGGATTCACGCGGAACTCGAAGCGGTCAAGCAAGTCGGCGATTTGCTCGCGGATATCAGGATCAATCTTTTTGAGTACCGATTCTTTGCTAAACCGTTTGACATACTGCGCGATGCGCCGCGCGCCGTCTTGCGCTTCGCGTGCGGCTTTCGCTAGTTGGTTGTTGAGCAATGCCGCTCGCTGGGCCTGTACCGCGCCTTCGGTATCCTTGGGCGCGAGCTTGACGATAGCCTTATTGGCTTTGGCTTCCGCCGCTTCGTACTGCTTCGGATTAACGTCTTTGAGTTGCTTCGCGGCGATGCTCGCGTCAGCGGCTTCCTTGGCGCCCTTCTGCAACTGGCGCGCGGGTATCGGCGACTTCGAGAGAATCTTTAAGCCCGTTGCCATGAACTTAGCGCGAGCCTCGTTGTGTATCGCGGCTTCGGCAGCGCGTTCGATAGCGTCAGGGCTGGATAGCTCGCCGTGCTCCTCAAGCATGCGCTTATCGGTGAGGCCCGCGATTTTGCTTTCCTTGCTCTCGCCTGCGGCCAATTCGCGGATAAGGTGGTCGCCCGAACGGAAGCCGAACATCTCGGCAGCAACGTCGGGCGGCATACCTTCCGGCGAGGTCATGCCGCGCAGCTTGGCGAGGTCAGGGCGGTCTAACGAGCCTTCGGGGTACATCGCCTTCACCTCGTCGGTGTTGAGCTTGTAGCCCTTCTCGGCTTTAATCTCCTCGCCGTTGATAGTTGCCTCGCCGGCTTTCAGCCAGCGGCGTGCTTGCTCGATAGGCTCCTTGGCGACTTCCTTCTCGACTTCGGCTTTGATCTTGTCGCGGGCTTCCTTGGCCTCGCGCTGCACGGCTTTCATGGCGCGCGACTTCGCGCCCGATAACCATTTCATGTCACGAATAGAGCGCGATTGCATATCGCTAATGGCGTCTTCCGTCGCGCTCTGATGTGCGGCCAGTAGCTCGGCATACTGGCCGGCATCTACGCCGGCTTTGGCGGCTTCCTCCGCGCTATCGAATGGCATCTTGTAGCCGCGTGCCTGCTCGGCTTCCTTGATGGCCGATTCGCTGGCTACCATACGATCCATGACGCCGCGTACTTCGGGCGATAGCTCGTAGCCTTGGCCGACAAAGTTCTTGTAGACATTGACGAGCCAGGAGCGAAAGCGCGAAAAGAGGGGTTGCAGTTCGGGCGTAGGCGCTTTGCCTTCCCGCAAGTAGGTTTCAAAGCCCTGCGCAAATTGCTCGTGATACTGCACCTTGTCGGCGAAGTCCATGCCGTGCCACTCGGCGGCGTCTTTGAGGCCGAACCACTTGGCGAGCGCTTCGATATCTGCATGCACTTGCGGGCTGGCGTCGGGCTGCTCGGCCATGTGGGTCAGCACTTCAATATTGAAATGGCCCATCTCGTGCAGGAAGGTTGAGAGGTCGGCTTTTTCCAGCAAGGAGATAACCGTATGATCTTTGGTGAGGTCGTCGCCGAAAGTGATCTTGCCGCGAGCGGTGTCTTGGCTAGGTTGGTGCAAGATGTTCGGGTCGTTGGCGTCGAACGTGCCGCGATTGCCGATAGCGCTTTTGATTTGCGTCGGGTCGAAAGCGACGTAGTGCACCGTACTTTCGTGCATGCCGTCCATGCTCTTGCCTTGTGCGCGCTCCGTTCCAAACTTAGTATTTACCGTTTGGTCAATTACTCCGTCATACCCGATTTGCTCAAGCGCTTTGCGGATAATCTCTTTGGAGGCAAGGGCGCCGCTATCATTTTCGTAGTCGGCGGCGTACTGCAACCCCTCGGATTCTGACAGGATGCGGATAGCATCGGAAGCCTTTAGCCCTTCATAGGCCGCTTCGTACAAGTCGCTAATCGCTTGTTCTATCTTGTGATCGCCGTATCGCTCGTCGCTCGCCACGTCACGCAACGCATCGATAAGCTCGACAAGCTTGCCCTGTGGCTCGCCATATTCGTCGGTTGCTTCGTCGTAGTGGCTTTCCAGATCGAAGAATGTTTCATGCTCGCCGCCCAGCACTACCGGCTTATCGAGGCGCACCCATACCGGCATTGCCATGCCTTGATGCTCAACGGCAAGCTGCTGCTTTGCTTCGGCGATAACTTCGGGGTCGGAGTAATCCCTATCGGTATCGCCCGCAATGCGCTCGGCGAGCAATTGAATGCGCTGCGTCAAATCCGGCCCCTCACCCGCATAGTTGTGGCTAACATCTTCCGGCGTGTTGGTGAAGTAGAAGCCACCGCCCAAGTTGCTCTCAATATTCGCGCGGGCCTTGTTGAAGGTGTCGAAGTCGCCCGTTGTGCCGTGCAGCGCTTGCACGACTACCGGCTTGCCGTCTGCGAACTCGACGGCGTGCGAATCGTCCAGGGTAACTACTTCATTGCCATGCGACCACGCCTTAAATTCTGGCGTTTCAGTTTGTGGCTGGCTAGGCTGCAAGTAAGTATCGCGCTCCTTCTGGCTAACCGGCGTGCCGTCCTTGTGCGTCAGCTTAATAATGCTATCGTCAAATACAACATGGTTGCGGGTTTTCTGCTCGTCGCCGCTACCGCGTGAAAAAGCGTCGTTGTAGTTCAAGCCTTTTATGCCGATGGAAGATAGGTAATCGCTAGCTTTCTTATCCGACTCGGCGCCTCGTCTCCCGCCAGTTGCCGCGCGGTGCGCGTCGGATATCCCCGCTGAAATCATGTTGTAGATATCTTGCCCAGTGCGCTGCGGAGCAACGCCTTCTATCGTGCCTTCTGGGTGGTGTATCACGGCAAGCGCTTTTTGCACCCCTTCCGGCTGCTCCGATAGCGGCTTATCCCAATCAAGAAAATTCGCCATATGCTCGTCGGGAATATCGACTTGATAGACGCTACCCGGCGCTTTCTTCCCCAAATCCCCAAGCTTAACTGCCCGAGCTAGGTCGTCAAGCTTGTCCTCAAAGCTAAGAGGCGCATCAGGAAAAAGGCGGCGCGAAATACGTAGCACGGCTTCGGCGCGTTGGTCTGCGCTCTTGCCTTCTAAGCCATACGCCGTGTTGGCGTGCCGCACTACTTCCTCGGGGTCTACTTTGGTGTAGTCGCTTGTCTTAATCGGCGCAGCGACTTTGCCCTTGTACGTCGCTTGCTGCTCTAGCCCGTGGCGCTGTATGCCGAGTGACTTAGCATAGCCCTCCGCCACCTTCGGATTCTCCGCGAAGTACAACCCATGCCCGTAGGCTTGCGCTCCTTCCCCCGTGCCGATAGCGTCGCTGCTGAATTTGTCGAAGTCGTGCGGGCTTCCGTGGTACGCGGGTTGTTGCAACCCCCTACCCCGCTCCTGCCCGCCCACCACGGCGTTAATGTCAAGCGGATAATTGACATAGTGCTGTTCGGGTGTGACGCCGTGGCGCGAAGCCATCGCCTCGTTGCTCGCAGAAGCCAGCGCGGCGTAAGCGCGATTGACGGCGGTAGGAAAGCGCCCTGCCGCTTCGAGTTGCGCGAGATATTCTTTCTCTACGTTCTTGGCTGATTCTTTCCAGGCGTCATCGTTCGCCTTGTCGCCGATTACCTTCTGCGTCGCGTCTTGGAATTGCTTGACCTGCTCCTGATAGAACTCCTGCGCTTCGGCATAGGTCTTGCCATCGGGCGAGGTCTTGAGATGGGGCAGCAGCGCGGCGTCGGCATCGCTGCCGGCTATCTTCGTCGCATAGTCGGCGGTCGGTATCCGCACGTCGCCTTGCGCTTCTAGCGCTTCTTTCATCTGCGCAGCGACTTCGGGCATCTGTTCCCGCAGCTTGTCGGCGGTAATGCCTGACTTGTCCAGTGCATCGGCGAACTTCTGCCCGTCGACATACACGTTGGCAAGGTTGCCGTCTTCGGTGACGTTCTGCATGTACTGCCGGAAGCCTGCGGGATCGTTCTTGCGGAACTCGTTAGCAGTCGCCAATTGGCTGATAGCGGTGAACGTGCCGAACATGGCTTGCGCGTCTTCGGCCTTTGCCATGTCGACGTAGTGCTGGCGCACGGCGTCGTAGCTGCTGGGCATCTCGTGCGGCCCAGCCAAGCCGCCGAAGATCGAACCGGACAGCGCCGATAGCAGGCGATCCTCGGGCGCAGGCTCGGGCTGCTCAACGCCTGCGGCGCGCATGATGCTGCGGCTTGCCTCGTCCAGCGTAAGGCCGGATACCGCGCCTGCGCCTAGCCGGAAAGCGAGGTTGCCAGGAGTGGCGAACGGCACCACGCCGCCGAGGGTGTTGGTCACATAGCTGGCGACGCCGGCTTTGAGCGACAGGCCAAAGTTACCCGTTGATTGATACACCTCTTGGAAGGTCTGATCTGCCGCGCTGGCTGCGGGTACGGTCATCGCCTGCGTGCCACGCGCGACGTGCGCGCCTACCATCGCGGCGACGCTCGCCCCCGCTTCGGGAATAGCCGACTCGCCGCCCGTGGCGATGGCCTGCGACACGAGGCCAAGCGTTGAACCTAGCATCTCGGTCGCTTTATGCCAGAAGTCGGGATTCTTCTCGGCAGGGAACATCTGCGCGTAGTCCTGCCCGAAAAACTTGGCAGCAGCAAAGCCAGGGTTAGGCAGCGTCGCGTCGGGCGAGGCCAATTGCAGCAACTCGTTGATACCGGCGATGGGCAAGCCAGCGGCCATGCCTACCTTCTCGAAGACAGGGCCGACACTGCGCCCGAAGGCCTGCACCACGGAGCCTATCGTGTCGTTGACTCTCTCGGCGGGCGACTTGGTTGCTTTCTCAAGCGCGACGGTGTTGGGCAAGTCGCTTGCCACTACGTTCGCTAGGTGCGGGTCTTGGTTGAGCGAGGCTTGCAGCGTCGGTGCTTGCGTCAATAGTTCGCGCGCATTCTCCGTCGCCATGCGCTGACGGAATTCGTCGGGGAACTTATCAACGACTTCGGGCGTCGTGTTGTATCGCTTGGCGAGCATGCGATTCGCGCCGGCCCTGTCGGGATTGGCATCGACTGCCGTGCCGAGGGACATCGCCGCTTGCGCGCGTTGGTTCTGCGCGGCTTGGGCAAGCTGTTCGGCGGCATCGTCGTAGGGGTTGCTGCTCTGTTCCTGCGGCCCAAGCAATCCTACTACATCGTCATAGCCGCTCATTTGCGCATCCCGTTCTTGAGTTTGTAAGCGAGTTGAATATTCGCGTCGTTGGCGGGCAAACCGCGCTTGGTGAGCGAGGCGACTATCTGCGTGCGATCAGCATCCGGCACAACCCAATCCGCGCCGCGCTGCTCGTCGCTCATCTTCCAGGGCGGCAGGGTGGTCTGGAAGAAACCGCCGACGCCTGTACCCGATAGGGCTTGGTCTTTCATCAAGCCCAGCGCGACGCCGCGCGCTTCGTCGCGACTGAGCGGGGCGCCGTTGCCTTTGGCGCTTTGTGCTGCGATCAGCGTATCACGCAGCGTAGTCTCGAATTGCTCCAGGTCTTTAGCCTTGTCGCTGCCCGGTTTCGGCGTGAGCGTGAAGCCCGCCGCGAGCATGTCGGCCTTCGTCGCCTGCACGGTGTCATGCACAAGGCCGTTAGCAGCGAGCGCTTTGGTATTGCCCTTGTCGATGCCCTCTTGCAGAGACAGCAAATGCTCGTAATGCTGTTTGGTTAGCTGGCCGCGCATCAGGGTTAAGTCGCTATTGGCGAACTGCTGCCGCGCGTTGGCATCCGTCGCCGACGATTGCCGTGACAGATCGTTAAACAGTTTGTTGTCATCTACTACCGGCCCCGCCGATAGGATCGAATCGACGTGCATGCCCAAGTTCTGCGCCTTGATGAAAGCCATCTGCTGCGGGCTGATATCCGCGAGCGTCATCTGCTGGCCTTTTGCATCCATCTGGTTTTTGGTATCCCAGATGTTGCCGAGTATTGACTTGGAATATTCCGCTTGCGCCGAACGAATGCGCGACTCGTGCGCGCCAATCTCTTGCAGCGCGACCTTGCGCCCGTCTTCGTCCAGGCTACCGGCTTGATAGCGCTTGTTCACCTCGGCCTCTTGCTCAGTGAGGCTACCGGGGTTGCTCTGGATGATCGACAGCGCGGCTTGCGTGCCGTCTGTCTGCGATTGGCCTGCCGTGAGGATTTGCCGCAGCTTGTCTTGCGTCTCCTCGTCTATCGTTGCCGCAACGTCGGGCAACGCGAGAAATTTCCGCGCGTCTTTGGTTTGTCCGACAGCGGCAAGGTGGTTGATGACGCCTGCGTAGGTCTGCCCTAGCCCGACATTCACATAGCTGTCTTTGCCGTCGCTGGTCAGGCCGAGCATTGAGGCTTGATGCTCTAACTCGGTTTTCTGCCGCGCAATAGAAAGCTGATACATCGAATTATCAGCGCCATCCAACGGGTTGAACGACTTAATAGCCGTGTCGCTTGACGTTTCCGCGATGGCCCTGGAGCCATTCACTTGCGCGGTGAATGTCTCGGCGCCCGCGTGCGTGGCGACTTGCGACGCAGCGGCTTGCAAAGTCGGCTGCGACGCCTGCATGAATAGCTCGCGCTGGCGCGGATTGGTGAGCGTATCGCCGATGCTTTCGCGGCGCTGCTGTAGCTCCGTGTGCATGCCGCTCACCATGTCAGGGTCAGCGGCGTCCTGCCCTTTCATGTTGAGGTATCCGCTGCTCGGATCGTCGTCAGTGCCGTGTAGCATGCCGGTGACTTGCTGCGTGTATTGGGCGATGCCTTGCTTGGCTGCCGCCTCGTTGACGCTAGCCTGCTGTTCGGCGACAAGCGCGGCGACTTCGCTGCCGGTGGTGCCCATCTGTGTGCCAAAGCGAATCTGCTCTTGCGCGCCGAGCGAAGTCCATTGCATCAGGCGCGAGGTATCCGACATACGTGCGTCGGGCAACCCCTGCGGTGCTACCGTGGCGTTGTCATAGGTAGGGACGACAGGCATTAGGTGCTCCCGAACGGATTAGGGAAACTGGTAGGGTCTTGCTTGTTGAGCCCGTACCACGTCGACGCGACGCGACCCGCCGAGGCCAGCAGCGTGGTGCCTGCCGGGACTAGCGGGTTGATGTTGTTGCCCGCCTTATCAAGCAAGTCGGCGTTGGTGGTGTAGTTGTCGGCTTGCATGTCATAGGCCCAGGCGCGGCGGGTGGCGTTGTCCTGCACTACGAGCGCATCGCGTGCGCCCATGAATGCCGTCGAGGTCAAGATGTCGTTGGGCGATCCTTCCCCAAGATCAACGCCGTTTGCCGCCATCGACGCGCGCTGTGAGCTAAACATCTGCCCGGTACGCATCTGCGAGGTGTTGACACTAAGCTGCCCCTCCTGGCGCGCGACCGCTGCCTGCTGCGTCGCTATCTGCGCGTTGCGCAGGGCGATGGCCGAATTGACGGCCAGCGTGTCTTTCTGCGTCTGCGCTTGGTCGTAGGCGCCTTTGGCGCCCAGCAAGCCGCCTAGAAGCTGCGAGCCAAGAGCGAGGTATCCGAAGGGGGAACTATCATCAGTGGCCATTGCGCTGTTCCTTCATGTTGTAGCTTGCGATTGTGGATGCGGGGCGTGCGGATACGTGCATCGCGCTACCCTCCGAAAGCGACTTCGGCGGTGAGCGAAACCAACTCAAGCGGTAGCGGGTCAGTCTGCCGTATAAAGACTTGGCCGCTTGATGCCCATGACGAATCAAGCAGGATTGGCCCCACCTCGTCGCTGATAAGTCCAGGCGGCGAGCCGTAAGGCTCAATGGTGCGCTGCGCGTATTGCACGAGCTTTGAAGAATCCGGCCCGACGTAGATGCCGCTGGAACGGTAGCAACGCAGCCATACCTGATTAACATTCTTCGGGCGCCCTTGGCCGAAGCCGTTGTCGATACCTGCCGCGATGGGCAGCGTTGCCGCGTCGGCGGTAATGGGCAGGCCGACTTGCACTTTGCTTGCAGCCTGCGGCAAGGTAATGGTGCCGGTGTTGCTGACAACGGGATCGGGCGCGACGGTAGCGCCATCGGCCAATACCTTAACCGTCATGCCCTCTAGCCACGTCAGCCCCGAGATAGTCGTCGCCGGTGCTCCGCTGTAGGTCGCGCCGCAATCCACAAAGTAGGCGTCGGCGAGCGTGGCGAACTTGCGCGTATGCAAGCATTCGACAAAGCGCTTGCTCGCGCCGTTGATCGTGCGCTTGACAATCGCGTAGAGCACGTCCTGATTGTCTTCGGCTATGCAACAGATGGCCTCAAAGGTGTCGGCAATGCCGGTGTCGTGGTGCGCCCAGCTTGCAATTTGCTGCTCCGGTACATAGGTCAGCGACAGCAGCGCTCCGGTACTGCTGACGGCGTACAGGATCGGATAGGGCGCCTTACTGAATGCCATATCTACGATGGTGTTGTAGTCAAACAGGTGCTGGGCCAACATGCTAACGTCTTGCGACAGGTAGCCTTGCGCTTGCCAGTTGTAGGACATCTCGCGCACATGCCCGCCGCGTGCTTGCGCGAACAGCACAGCGTTGCCCACCACGATAGGCGTGACGTTGTTGGCCCCCATGTAGGACTGTGGGCGCACGGCAATGCTGGCCGGCGTGAGCGCGTCGGAGTTGACCGGATTGACGCGGAATTCGCAGCTTGCTGTCAGCAGCATCAGGTTAGCTACCGGCACAATGTGCCGTATCGCGCTGGCCTCTCTTGCGGCGATGCGGAAGGCAATGCGATTGTCATCCTTCGTCGGTATTGAGTAGGTAAGATTCGACTCCGTACCGGAGCGCGTCGCCCAAAAGTTTTGCGGACGGTTTGCTGTGCCGCCAAAGCATCGCCGCTGCTCGAAGTAGGACACAGCGCCGGGGTAGTTGCCAGTGGCGTCGTTGAAGCCCGTATCACTCAATGGCGGCGTTCTACTCACGTCGGGAGTGATGTTGGTATCCGCGAACGTGACGGTAGCCCCGCCGCCCGAAGGGCCAGCCTGCCCGACATAGCCATAGAGGCCATACGTCAAGCTGTAGACGTTATAGCGAACATAAGTCCCTACCGTGCTCGGATCAACCCAGGTAATCGTATTCTTGTTGCCGGCTACCGACAGATCGTTATTCACGGTGCTGGTTGCGGTAGAGGCTACTGTTTCTTCCAGGCCCGAAGTGAGTACGCCCGTTACGACATACGCATGCGGCACAGTGCCACTTGCCGGCGATGCGGTAAGCGTTACGCTGGTAAAGGGGCAGGTCGGCGCTTGGAACACAGGCGCGGCAAGCCGCCAGTTAGTCGCGCCGTAGCGGCGTAGCTCCTGTACGGGGTAGGTAGGATGTACCAGCGTGAGCACGTCAGCCGATTGCACATAGTGAATATCGAACAGGTCGGCAGCGGCATAGGGGTGTGGTACTTCATACTCGCCCGTTGCTGGCATCGCGTACCACTTACCCGCCGCGAGGTCAGTAGCGAACGTGCCAGAAGTGTGCGCGACAAGGCAGTAGTAATTCGTGCCACCATTGGCCCGCGCGTCGCCTACCACATACGCCGTGGTAGTCAGCCAAGCCGCAAGCGTACCGGCAAGCAATACTGCGCCGAGCGTATGCCATCGGAAATACTTATCGCCGACTTCGATAGCGAACGTCTGGGTATTGTTGTATGAGAACGGGATAAGCCGCGATACCTTCGTGCTGTCCTTTGTCTCGCGCACGAACAGCGTGCCGGCCCGATTGCTGATTGGCCCGTGGGGCAGCGGGATGAAGTTCCGGCAAGTGGCAAGCCCCGCTTGGAACTTCGCGAGGTCAATGCGCCCCCAAGCTTCGGGGGAGAGTTCGCCAGAAGCGAATGAGCGGCGGAGGTCGCGGATAGTAGCCATTACCGATTCGCAATCCAGGTAGTGCGCTGCGCAACAGTCAAGCGGCGCTGATTCGCATCGGAAGCGGTAGCCTTTGCCATCCACCATGTGAAGAATTTTTCTTGTATCTCCTTGGCAGCGGCGCGGCCTTCGGCGCCCTTGATGATCGGCCCTGCCAACATGGATTCCAGCAGCATAGTCAGCGCCATCGTGAATAGCGGCGAGAACTGCGTCGGATCGACCACGTTCGCCGTGTATCGCAGCACAGCGTTTTCCTGATTGGTGTAGAGCACGTCCTGCCCGCCGAGCGTTTCCACGACAAACGGCTGTGGCGTGTAGCTGCCCACGGCAACGGAAGGGATAGAGGAATACAAGTCATTCGGCAGGATCATGCCTACGGAATTGTCATCAGCAGCATCTGCCGCGAGAATCGACAAGTAGTTAAGCACGCCGGTAGGCGTGCCGTAGGCGTACTTCCATTCGCTCGGGGGCGTGATAGCCAAGAGCGCAAGGGATACGCGCTGCTGCGTAAAGCCCCATGTGTGCATTTCCATGATGGCGTCGCGCGCCATCGGGTAGAAGCGGGCGCAATGGCCTGATTGCGCGCTGCCATCGGGCGGCGCGATGCTAGACACTTGCGCCGGGTCGCCCAAGTGGGCCAGCGCTAGGTTACATATGTCGACTTCGGATGATGCCATATCACTAACTCCTAAGAAAACGGGGCGGGCTTTTTAAGGTGCCGCCCCGCAAGTTCCCACTCGGAGGTAAGAGGGTTACAGCAAAGCTGCCGCGCCGACTTCTGCCTCTGCGGTATCCGCTTTCGCTTCTGCTTCCGCAGCTTCGATAGCCAGATCATTCCGCCCAGGCATCGCGTCCGACTTGGCCCGCGAGTCTTCCGCCTTGGCGCGCAGGTCAATAGCCTTTTGCAGTGCAATGTCGTTCGCCTTGGCGGTAGCCTTGGCGTCGGCAGCGGTTTGCTTGCCATCGAGTAGCACAAGGTGTGTGTCGGAAGCAGACACGGCGCCCTCGGGCATCTCGACGGTATCGCCGGCATCCAGCAGCTTATTGCCGATGAATGCTTTTGCAGTGAGGCGGTAGCGTGGCATGGTGTTGGCTCCTTACAAAACGGCGAAGCCGGACGGGTAGAACTTCGCGCCGTCTTGGACTTCGATGCCGAGGTCGGCCGTGACGGTGATTGCCGTGACCGTGCCGACGCTCACAAAGCGCGCACCAATGTAGCGCTGGCCGAGACTGGCGAGGCGCGGATTGATGCGGCAGGCGAAGCGCTTGCCGATGGTCAGCGACGCGGCCAGGATGGCGCCCGTACTGCCGATGACGGTCACATTGCCGGTGAGCGCGGCGGCGTCGGCGGCGATGATTTGCATCTCGACGCTGGTGCCGGTGCCGATGGCAACGGTAGTCTCGAAGCGGCCATATAGGCTTTGGCCTTCGCCCCAGTCGGCGACTTGCCCGCTGGGTACGCCTTGGCTGGCAACGTCGATGGCATTGGTGGAAAGCACGGAGGTATCCGTGGCGTGAACGTCTTGGCCGGTAACGGTGTTGCCTGTGATCGAACCAGACAATTGCAGGGCTGCATCAACAAACATGGTTGTATCTCCTTGGTGACGAGCGATTAGGAAACGGTCGCTTCGGTGTTCAGCAGTTGGTCGACACGACGGAGCGGCACGCCGTCGAAAGACAACCACGAATTCGCGCGCCCGAACTGATCCAAGCCCTTCTCAACAGCCAGCGTGTTTTGCGACTTGTTGAGCGATTGCAGGCGGAGAATCGAGTGAATGGTGCGGTTCATGTAGAACGCCGGGGAACCCATGCCCATTGCCGGGATGCGATCCAGGGCGCGCGACATTAGCGCGATCAGGTCGGCGGCGCCGGCATTGGCGACGAGCTTGGTTGTGTCGATGTTGCAGATGCGAACGACATAGCGCCAGTCCTTGACCACGAGGCCGTTCTTCCACTGGTAGTGGGTTTCCAGCGCGCGGTAAGGGTTGCCGCTGCCGTCATAGACGGTCATTTCGCCGTGATCCTCTTGCAGCAAGCCGGCCTTGGAACCCTTCGGGAACGGGCAGAACACGGTATTCTCGCCCCAGACAACGAGGTAGATGGACGTGTTGACGTTGCTGGCGCCGCCTGCGTTGATGATGTTCTGCGCGTTGCCGGCACCGCTGATGGCGCCGTAGCGGGCGGCGAGGCCCAGGTATTGACGCGGATCGGTGGCGGGGTTGCCGTAGAACAACGTGCCGGTCTGCGTCTGGTTCATGGCTTCGAGGAAAGCCTGATCTTCCGACAAGCGGAACTGCGGCGTGTTGCCGTTGAGTTCGGCGAGGTCTTTGTCGATTCGGCTGTAGGCTTCCAGCATGCCGCAAGACTCGTCGACTTGCGCCGTGGTGCTCTTGCTGGACGGCACGCCTTGGTTCAGCGAACGCCAATAGACGGCGGGCAGGCCCGTGCGGATCGTGACGCGATGGCCGGTCGGCAGGTTGCCTTCCAGGAACAGCGCATCGGACAGCACCTCGTTGGTCTGTGACAGCAGTTCGGCGACGACCGGGATGCGGCCATCGGGATCAATACGCTTGGCCCAATCCGCGAGGGTCAGGGCATTGGTTGCGAGAGTTGCCATTTTGTATAGCTCCTATGAAAAGTAAATTGGGTACTACTTCTTACCGTAAAGCCTTTCGGCGTAGGTCAGTTCCTTCCCGTCATCGGCGGGCTTGCCGCCCGTTACGAGCTTGTCGGGGCTGATCGCCTTGGCCGCACGGTATGCGAAGCGAATAAACTCGGGGTGGTCGCCGAGGCCGGTAGCGTTGAGGAGTTGCTTGAGGGCAGGCGAGCCGAAGGCGTTGATAGCCCTGACGGCCATCGCGCCATTCGCTGCGAACTTGGCGCCGCCGAATTCGGCGTCGGTCTCCGCAGCTTCTACCCATTCTTTGTGCGTGGTTCGCAGAAGGTCGACTTGTTGCTGCCGCATTACCGGCCCAACTTTGTCGATAACCTTCTGCGCAGCTTCTTGCGTCATGTTCAACTCTTTCGCCACCTCGCTGTATGCTTTGATGACGTTCGGGTTAAATACGTCGCCTTCGGTTGCTTTGAATTCGTACTGCTCGGGGGCGCCAGCGGGTGCGGCATCCTTGGGCTTGTCCGTAGCTGCTGGGTCGGTCGTCGCAACAGTAGCGGCGGTGGCATCGGCAGTCGCGGTTGTGGTCGCAGCGGGGGCGGCAGCAACGGGCGCAGTGCTCGCGGCAGTCGTCGTGGCTGCGGCAGGAGCGGCAGCAGGTGTTGCGGGCGCAGTGCTCGCGGTATCGGCAGTCGCAGCAGTTGCGACGGGGGTATCAGCCATTTGCTAGTTGCTCCTTAATCATCAGATCGTAATGGTCTGGGCAGTGCTGCATCAGCAGATGCAATACGCCTAGCCCCTCGTGTCGCCGCCCCTCGTTGAAAGCCATGCGCAGGGCATCGCTATCGAACGACGAGCGCCAAACGCCTGCGCTTGCCAGCAAGCGGTAAATGATTCGGCGCCCTTGGCGCGTCTTCATCTGCCACCGCCAATCTACCTCTTGCTCTTTGGCCTCGGACTTCTGGCGCCGCGCTTGGTCAGCAAGAGCGTTTTCGGTTTCGTCCAGGGCAAGAGGGTCGTTGTTCATGGTTCGGTACGATAGCCGGGTAGCTAGTGGTTACGTGCATTCAGCCTGGATACAGCAGGCCCGCAGCGTTCGCGCTCGTACTTGCAGCCGGGCGTATCTCCATGTCAGTGATTTGCCAGCAGCTTGACGCCTCGGCCTCTTGGCCTTGCGTCTGGTAGCTGCTGGCGCTCGTAACTTCTACCGCGCAGTGAATGGTCAGCTTGGTGCCAACGGCAGGCGGCTGAGTGAGGCCCAGCTTGGCAAGCGCGTCGTCATCCAGGCGAAGTTCCAGGCCGTAAGGGTACTTCGGTGCGTCAGCGGCGGTAGGCTCGGTTTGCTCCTTGGCCTCCTCCGCTGACATTTGCATATTGACCATCGCCATGCTGCTCTCCTTCGGCTACGAGGTAACGCCGGCTTTCTTCAAGTCGGCGGTGATGCTAGTAACCGCGGCCACCAGCAGATCGTTGTTGATGCACAACGCGGAGAGTTGCGAGGTAGTGAGGTTGGCGATTTGCGCCGAGGAAAGCGATGCCGTTCCGACAGTGGTCAATGCGGCGACTTGCGCAGTGGTCAGCACGGCGGCGGGCAGTGCGCCTTGTATGGAGCAAAGCTGCTCGTCAAGCGCAGTAGTCGGATTCTTGAAGCCCGTCTTGCCGGTGGTGTCATCAATCAGGGACATCAGCGGGGAACCTTGTTTTAACGTCATGGTGTTTCTCCTTAGTAAAGTGCGAGGCAAAGCGTCGCGGTGGTGTTGGTTGACATAAGTTGGCTGATTTGAATCGGCAGCAGCGTACCAGCAGGGACAGCCTTGAAAACCACTTCGCTGCCGTCGGCCATGATTACGTCCAAATCGCCCGCGCCGCCGACATAGATGCCACGGGAGATGTACGTCAGGGGCACGGTGTCGCTCTTGGTGATCGCTGCGGCTGCTGCGAATGGTGCGAGCGGTTCTTTGTTGGTGTAGGGGTAGTGGACGGCGGCGGTCATGGCTTACCCCTTGATGTAAAGCGCGTACATGCCCGTCGCCGTGGTGGTAGTCGCGGCGATAAGCTTGGCGCTGATGGGCAGGATAGTGCTGGCCGGTGCGCTGGTCAGTACGAACGTCGTGGTGCCATCTGCCATCGTGCCGGCGATGGTGCCGCCCGCGCCTGACCAAATAGCGTTTGTCGGCCCATTGACGAGCGCGACGCTATCGGAAGGCGTGACGGGCTGGCCGCGATACGTTTGCTGCATCGGGTCGCGGTTGTTCTTATCGTAGCTGATGTTGGTAACGGATTGCCCGAAAAGCAGTTCGGTGGTCATGGTTATGCTCCTTGCGTATAGCCGGTGAGGTTAGAGAGAACATCTTGCAGCGCGTTGCTGCTGCCGCCTTGCGTGGGGGCATTGCCTAGCTTCTGCGCGGTGTCAGCTTGCTGGTTTACCATCGCGGCTTGTTGCGCTTGCTGCGCTGCCTTTGCGCGCTGCATGCGAACCGCTTGCACCTGGTCGTCTGGGATAATCAAGGTGGGATCAACCCCCAGCATGTCGCTGTAGTCATCTGCCCACTTGTCGGCGTTGAACTTGTCGGCGACGGTATCGGTGGCGCCGAGTTGCCGCTGTACTTGCGCGATCTGTCCGAGGTTGCCTACGAAACGATCAATGCCGTTAGTAGCGATTGCGCGCTGTGCTTGCGCCAAGACGCTCACAAGCTCAACATTCAACTGCTGGCCTTGTAGCTCCTTGGGCGGCTTCGGCACGATGCCGGTGTCAAGCATGCGCTGGAAGGTTGTCTCAATCAGCGGGTCAAGCAATTCGTTCTGCAAGCGCTCAAGCACAGGGCCAAGCATCAACATCTTTTCCTCGTTGCGCGCCGCGACTTCGGTAGCAGTCATCTGCCCGTTGTCCTGCGAAATCATCATAAAGATGTCCGCAAAGAACGCCGAATTGATGCGCCCGCGCACGTCCTGAATATCCATCAGCAAATGCTGTAGGTCTATTCGCACGTCAAACATGGTTTCGATCTTCTGCTGCCCGGTCTGCTCCACAAAGGTCAACCCGCCCGGCAAGCGTTCCACGTCGCGATTTTTGAGTGAGGTTGGAAGTTGCAGCGGGGGATTGGTCATGTAGTCGATGCCGTTGGCTTTGCGCAACTGCTCGTGCTGTAGCTGTTTGATATCGCCTAGCGCTGCCATGCCGGGGCTGTTGCCGTAAATGTCGCCGCCCACAACGTCCCAGCGAGGCGCGAAGATCGGGAACTTGATATATCCCGATTCGCGCAGCAGCATGTCATTGTCGCCGCCAACTTCAAAATACACAGAGCGAAACGGCATATTCTTGCTGTCTTTCAGCTTCGCGTCGCGATCCTCGCGAGGCTCGACGCAATGGATAAGAGGTATCCACTTGTCAAGCTGGTTGCGGTCAAACATATTGCGCACGGTTTGCGAACAGTTGTCCCGCCCGAACTCCTTGACCAACTCGGCGACGGTCTTCTCGAATTCGCGATACAGCGTCGTAACGTCGCCCTTCCAGTCAGTCGCAAGGCAATACTCGCCCGCCGTCAGGGGATAGTGGTGTATGACGTTATCGAAGTCTTCCTGCACCACGCTGGCCGCAGTGCCGAACGCGCCTAGCTCTTTGTAAATTGTATGCAGCGCTCGGTAGGTGTTCGACTTCTGGAAGATCGACAGCATAACCGTGGTGCATTCCGAGAGCCAGAGCTTGACGGGCGCGTACTGATTCAGGTCGGTATCGTTTGTTCCCAGCCGAAACCAAGGGCGAGCCGGCGAGGTCAAGCCGCCCATCAGCCCAGCGGCGAGCGTGTTGAGCGCTTTGGTGCCGGTGGAGTCGTAGATATTGTTGTGGCGGCGATAGCCCTTGTTGCGATCCTGCCGAAAGTAACGGCCATTGCGCGGCAGCATGAACGTGGTTATCTCTTGCCAATGGGCATACCACGAGGCGCGCTCGGCGCGTAGCTGGCCGTAGCGATTGTAAAGCTGCTGACGCAAGGACTGGTTAGCCATTATGCTATTGGCCTAGCAGGGTGTTCTTTCCCAGCGTGAGCGTCCCAGGATCAACGCCCCCCACTCCGGTCAGGAAGGTTTGCGCAACGCCAGGGGCGCCGCCGCCTTGCCCGACGCCCCCTGTTGCGGCTCTGGCGATAGAAGCATCAGGAGCGCTTGCGGCTTGCGATGCGGGCGCAGTAGCGGGCGCAGCAATGTTAATGCTTGGGGTTTGCGCTTGCTGTTGCTGTTGCTGCTCGCCGCCTAGCAGCGTACTGCCCAGCGACGCCCCAAGGGATGCGCCCGCCATCAAGCTCGCCCCGCCAGTGGCATAGGCAAGGCCCGCGCCAATAAGCGCACCAACTAAGCCGCCCCCGCCTTTGTGGTATTGGCGACGGCCATCCGGCGAGTAGCCGCTGTGTTTTGTGCGAGCGATCATAGGGAAATCTCCACGGTGCGATATATCTCTCGCGCGCCTATATGCCGCCACAAGCGGGCAACGGATTCGTAGGCAGCGCCTTGAATGTGCGTGTAGCCGTTGGATCGACACCACGCGAATAGCTGTTCAGCATGATCGGGAGTAACGAGGCAATGCCCGCCTACCGCTGTCACAAAGGCCACGCTCTTGTTCGGGTATGACACTGTGCCAATGGTCAGCGCGCCATGTGCTTCCCCGTCTTCGATAAAGACCAGTAGCGATTGCAGGCCCGCAGTGAGAAACGCGCGCAAATGGTCAAGCGAGTACTCCCCCGCTGAATGCTCAAAGGCGGCAGCAAGAAACGGCAGCACCTTCGGCCACACGGCAATGACTTGATGCGGGGGGATGCGCTCTAGCTGCATCGGGTTGCCTCTTTGCGAGAAAGTGCGCAAAGTGTAAGGCAGCAGCCCGGCAATACGTGCATCAGCTATCGTAAGGGTTGTACGCGAGCAGGTCAGGGCGGTCGTGCTTGACGACGGCGTAAGGGTCATACTCGTTGCGCGGCTGGTGAATGCCCATCTTCGCCAGCGGCGTGCGCGCAGTGACTGGATAGGCAAACGAGAGCACCAGCGCGTCAGCGCGGTTCGGCGAGGGCAACCCCCTGCGCTTCATGTCCTCCTTGCTCTCAAGCTGTATCTTACCGTCCATGCGCGGCACAGTCTCGGGGCCGATCAGGTCATCGCGCAGAACATTGTCGTCGGGCAATGCGCCGCCCTCTTTGAGCCAGTCGCGCGCCTCTTTCCACATCTGCGCTCGCTTGTTCAGACAGCCAGGGTCTGAGGATGCTCCCGAGAACCATACAATCGTCCAGTCGCGGCACATTGTGCGGCCAGCGCTCACAATGCCCGTGCCGTATCCGCCATCAACAAATACCGCGTCGGCTTTGTGCTCGTCTTCCAGGCGCGCGAGAATGTTGGCTATCTCTACGTCGTTGTCATTCTTAGCAATTACCTTGAGGATCGAGAACGCAAGCCCTTGCCGCTTGGCGATGACTAGATCATCGTCGCCTGACCACGCGGGGTCGCATGTGAGTATGACAGGTGCAAACGAATATTGCTCGGACTTCAAGTGACGGCCTATCGCCGTGTCGACGTCCAGCGTCGAAATGAATTGCTTGGCCGACATAGACGGGAAGACGCCACGCACGCGCACCTTTACAAAGTCGCTATCCTCGCCGTAGTCAGCTACCCATTGCGCGATCTGCGCTTTATTGGTAATCGCGACGTGGCGGCTATCAATCTGCGTGCAATGCCATCGGTGGCGCATACCGTGGAAGCACTTGTAGAAGTCGCCCGAGTTGCGCGTCGGGTTGCCGAACTTGAAGAACATCGGTTCGCCATCAGTAAGCCCGCCCTCCGCAACGTCGGCGATCTTGTCCGCGATCTTGCTAGCCTCGTCGAAGATGTAGAACGGCGTGCTGTTCGCCGCGTGCAAGCCGGCGAACGCCTCGGCGTTGTGCTCGTCCCACGTCTGCCCCACGCACTGCCACGAATCAGGGTGTTGCTTGTGGTACATGCGCAAGTGGCCTGTGCCGGTAGTCACTTCAAACCAATGCGAGGTAATGCACTTCTTTGTCCACTTCGCAATCTCGGCCCACGTCTTCGAGGACAACTGCGGCGCGGTGTTCGCAGTGACAATGCCCTTGGCATGGGGGCGCGTGCTCATAATAAAATCAACTAGCCAAGCCACCATCGCCGATTTGCCGATGCCGTGACCGCTGGCGATGGCTTCGCGAATCGCATCTACCGCGTGGATGCCATCAAAGCCCCGCCCCTTGATCTGCTCGCCGAGCCGCGCTAGGAAGTCGCAGGCCCACTTGTCAGGCCCGTACTCACAATCGTAGAGCTTGTTGTATGGCGCCGGTAGCTCACAGACTTGTAGCGCAGGGTCGGTACCCCACGGGTACGCATACATGACAAACGAAAGCGGGTCAGCATAGAAGCCCGCAAGGTCTGCGCACAGTTCTGCCTCGGCGTTCACAGCAAGTCTTCGGCTGTGAGCGGCCTATCGCTCTCGGCGTTCACAGCAAGTCTTCGGCTGTGAGCGGCCTATCGCTCTCGGCTTTGCGCGCACGCTTGCGCGCCTCGTATATCGTCGCGGCTACGTCGAGGTTGCCCTGCACCTTTACGTCGCTGCGCTCGCGGTACTTCTCAGGGTCGTGAGCCTTGAGCAAGAAGATAGCAAGCGTGTCGCTGTACTTGCGCACGGTAGCGGCTACCGGCTTGCGATTCTCGTCCAGCAGCAAGCGAGGCCTCTTAGCCCGTATCTGGTCGCCGGATTCGGTCGTGCTAACTACATATTCGTCATATATAATCTCGCCGTGTTCGTCGCGCTCGTACTCGTAGGTTACTTGCCCTTGATGCACAAGAGGCTCGCCCACGCCCTCAAAGCCGCGCCGCGACGCTTCGTCTTCGAGCGCAGACACGCCGCGCCGCATCGCCTTGTCCCACGAGGCTGCGAACAGCTTATCGTCTTCGCGCCAATCGTAAGCGGCATTGCGACTCATGCCTGAGGCTTTGCACGCACGGCCTACGTTGCAGCACTCGGATAGCGCTGCGCAGAAAGCTGCTGCTCTTTCAGTTGTCCTAATAGTTGCTGGCATAGTGGTTGCACCTTATCACAACTTGCTAGGCAATACGTGCAGCACCTTATAGCCGGCTACGCTCTGCGCTCTGCGCTCGCCACTGAGGTAGCTATGCACCGTGCGTCTGTTGATATCAAACTTGCTTGCCAACTCGATAGCCGTCCATTCGCCGGATTCGTAGAGCTGAATGATTAGCTCTACCTCACAATCCGCAAGTTTTGCATTTTGGTGCGATTCGCCGATTCGGAACCCTTTACCGTTGAGGGCGTAAGTTACTTTCACCAACTTGCGATTCTTTGCACGTTTCATTCTCTCCCCCTTAGCTTGCAAAGAATCGCAAGTTGCCCGCCAGTTTTTGCCACATTAACCCACCTGGGTATACCCTTGGGTGGGTTAAAGTGGATGCCTGTCATAACCACTTTACGGGTTAAAGTGGGTTAATGTGGGTTAGTAGCCGCTAACCTAGTAACTTTTTGCAAGTACGTATCCCCCATCGTCCTCAAGCAAAATGCCTTTTTCGATCAATTTGTCCACGCATTTTGCTGCAAACTCTAGGCGACGATCCCGTTTGCCGTCTTGAATTAGCTCCGCCGCCAGGAAGTCAATTATCTCTGTGCGCGTCAGGGGCGCCCCATCTAAGCGCTGATTCTCTTTGACGACACGAACGCAGGTCTTTTCGTTAGGGCCTAGCTTGACCGCCTTGCGCTTCACGGGCGCCACGTCAGACGGCAGCACCACGCAGCTAGTTACCTCGTCATCGTCTTCGTCAAAGCCCAGCACGATAGGCGCGAGCGTGAAGCAATACTCGATGCCGTCTTCGCCATCCTTTTGCTTGGTCAGCTTGAGGCTGCGCGCGTCGTTGTCGCGGATAACCTCTATCTCTGCGTCAGCAGCAGCACGCAAGCCTGACCATCCCCGTGCGCCCTTGGTGCTGTCTTTGCCTGAGTGGTGAATCAGGATAACCGTCGCCTTTGTGGCGCGGTGGATGCCCTTGCAGTGCCCCAGCGCCTTGCCTACGTCCTCGCCGCTATTCTCGTTGCCGCCCGCCGTGGTCTGGGCGAACGTGTCAATGATAATCACGTCGGCGCCTCCACTTGCGACGATGGCCTTGGCAACGTCCAGCGCGTCGGCCTTTTGCAAGAGGTTAGGCGCGGCGGGGATAATGCCGATGTCGAGGGTGTCGAGTTGGATGTCGTGGTGCTGGGCATACGCTTGTAGCCGCTTGCGAAAGCCGCCAGCCCCTTCGGCAGCGATATAAGCGACTCGCCCCTGCTGCACGCGATGGCCGCGCCACTCGATACCCCGCGCGATGCTCGCGGCCATATCCAGGGCGGTGAAGCTCTTGCCGCTGCCCGATTCGCCAAAGACGACAATCAACTCGCCGGCAGGCAGGACGTGCTTGATATGCCAGCGCTGGGTTGCCGCGATAGCGAATTCGTGAGCGGGGATAACGGCAAATCGTTGAACAGGGGATTGCTTTTCATCAGCACCGACATTATCCAGGCGGGCGACATCCGAATCGCTCTCCTCCGTAAAATCTCCGCCTTCGCTCTCGTCGCAAGTCGTACTTGTTTCCGCATGCGCAATAGCATCGAAATCTGCGAGCGTTTCGGTATCAACGTAGCCAATCGCGTCCTTGAAGTCTACGTCGGTGCGCGATTCGCAATGTGCGTGTAAGCAGTGGAAATGCCCATTGATGTAACCCCCTGTGTGTGCCGGCCAATAGGTTGTAGAAGATTCGCCTGAGTCGCCTGTATGCTCGGCTTCAAACGGGCAAGTGATGTGCAAGCGGCCATCGCGTTCGGTACGCTTGAGAAAGCCCTTGTCTGCCAAGTGCTGCGCGACGGGATCGGAGAGGATCGCGCCGGCTAGTCGCTCGTGCTTAGTAGAAGCTTCGCTCTTGGCGTCAGGCTCTATGCCAAGAGCATCTTGCAACTCTTGCCAGATCGCCTCAAGCGATTCGCGGGTGAAGGTTGGCACGTCATCAGGCAATCCGCCTTCCCACTCGTAGCGTGCGCCGCTTGGATGCGTGCCGCAGGCAATGAACTGCTGGCCTGTGGCAAGTAGCTCTACCACGCCGTGGGCGGTCTTGATGCGGCGCTTGTGCAGGTCGCCGTCGAAGTCAAAGAGCAAGAGGAACTTTGACGAGTTTGACCTTACTCGCTTTGGCAGTATGGCTTTAGCATTAAAAAAAGAGAGGACGGCTTGCGCTTCGTCGGCGTCTTCGATATCCACGTCGAAAGCGCGCAGGCGTCGCGTCTGTAGACAGATGCCGTAGTCGCGTTCCTTGGCCCATTGCTTAACATCGGCGGGCGCCGCGGCGTACTGCGTCCAGGCGGTGAAGCCGGATACCTGCCGCTGCAAGTTGTATTTGCTCGGCGTCTTGCCAAGCTGGCCCATCTTCGAGGCGTCGCTGATAGTGGCTTGCGCGTTGCTCACTACCGGCAGCAAGTCGCGCGTCGCGTTGAGAATCAGCGCGAAATGTTGCCAGTCATCCGGCGAGGCACCGGGATATTCTTTTGTCATCTGTCCTACCTCCCTAAAGCAACTTGCGGATATGTTATTTGGCTAGGTCTTCGCAAGTCACAATGGGAAGGTCAGGGCGCTTGGGGTGCAGCTTGGTAGTGAATTCCTCAATACGAACCGCCATACGCACGTTAGGCGTGCGCTGGCCGTAGTTGCGGGCAAGGTGCATCAGGTACGCGGCAGATGTCTCGGCGTGGCGCGCGAGGCGTTCTGTCTCGTCAGGCGTCGCGGCAGCGAGCCATGCTTCTAATTTGCTGATAGTAGTCATTTTGGTTCCTTCGTAGCGGTAGGGGCGGTGACTTGTGGCGCGGGCTTGCCATGCACCAAAGGCTTGTCCTTCTAAGTCGTCATCGTACACAATGCTTTCCACTCCTTTATATTTCATCCACAGATAGACGCCGCAACGTTTTCCGGGCTATTTAGGCGGGATTGATGGGTTGTTTTCCGCCATTTACGGGGCCGAAGAGTAGTTGTGCGTCACTTGACGCACTCGCGCCCGCCGTTGTTCGCGGCAGGGTGGTCGATCAACCTGCCGAGCGCAGCACCTAGGGTCGAGAGCGCCGCAACCTGCTCGCCGTCGACAGCATTGGCCTCCTTGATGGCGCGGTCGGTCAGTTGGTTAGCGAGCGCACAGGCCGTGTAGGGGTCGAGCCGCAGCGTAACCTCCGACACCTGAATCTCACTCCCCTTCGTGTCCTCAATGGCACCGTTCAGGTTTCCCCGCCACCCACTCTTGATCGGTGGCCGCGCTTTCTTCGTTTCGTCGTTCGTTTCGTCGTTCGTTTCGTCGTTCGTTTCGTCGTTCATGTCTTTGTCCTTTCCGAGCCGTGAGGCCCAACACTTCAATCGAGGCGACCTGCCGCAAGAGGCGCGGCAGGCGCCTCATTTCGAACGTTAGCAGGCATCACCAGTACGCCGCGCATCCACGGTATTACCTCTACCGTCATGCCAAGAATTTCACGCCCATACCCGTACTCGGCGCGAAAGGAAAATGCCTGCGACGCCACAACTTCGCGCATCAACTCGGCATAGTCCTCCGCGCCGATCAGCAGCCGCGACGGCCGCATGTTGAAATACCTATCAATCCCCTCACGCTGCTTAAACAGCCGATCCATGAAGGTTCGCCCATCAATCGCGTGGCGCTCTATCGTCACCGTCTCGCCGATGTAGAAGGCCCGCAGGCGGCGCAATACCCAAAAGCACGCCTTTTGCAGCCAGGGCGCCGGCCTATCCGTGCGAAGCTGGAACGCCTCTTTATTGTCAAAGCGCGTCAGTCGCTCGGTCATCGTCACAAACTCAACTATCTGCATTTCGCCCCCTCGTTATATGCCTGCTAACTTTTCATTCCACCGCTGCGCGACCGGACGGCTTCGCCGCTGGTTAAAAACGGCGTTAGGGGCCTTCTGGTGTTCCCATGCGTACTCGGCCAACAGTTCCCGCTGGTCTTCCCACGGCTGCGTGCAGTAGCCGAGGTCGTCGAGCGAAAAGGCAATGTCCGCGCACCGTTCACACAGGTAATGCGGCGCCCTCGGAACCTCGCCGTCTTCGCCGTAGATGCGAACCTCGACATCAGTCTCCGGCACCTTGAACCGGGGAACCTCGGCGCACGTCGCGCCGACATCGATCTTCTCGCCGCAGCTACAGCACTTCCGGGGGCGCTTTGTCTCCAGCGTGGTGTAGTCCTTCGCGTCATACCAGATCGTCATTCCAGGTTCCCAATCAGGTTCCCAATCGCCGCAACTACAGGTCAGTCCCATGTCAGCCCTTTCCGGGGCGCACGGCCCCTAACACCACGGTCGAGGAGGACGCTTCGCCGGCAAGCCGGCTCGCGCCCCTCACTTCGCCGGCAAGCCGGCTCGCGCCCCTCACCTCGCCTTTATACGTCTCGGCAATCGCTGTCAGCGCCGCCCGTAGTTGCCACCCTAAAAACTCGGTATAGGCCGGAGGTATTGCCTCGCTCAGTTCTCCGAGCGTCATCCAGTCAATCCCGAGTGCCTTTGAAGCGGCGGCTTTGTGCCCGCCGTCCCATACATCCTTTGTCCCGCGCCCGCCGTGCTTTGAGCTTCGGTTTCTTGCGTGCCCGCCATACACCCCGATTACAGGGCGTTCCGTGTGCCTGCATTGCGGCGGCGCAACCTGGAAACTCGTTTCAAAAAGCCTGTGCCTTTGCAGGTCGTGACCTTGCGCGCCAAGGTCAAACATCGTGCCGCACAACAGCACGGGGCTTTGCATCTCGCCCGCTGCGGCTTCCACGTTCTCAATCACCCACGGCAGCCCAGTCGCTTGCAGCAATTCCCGCGTTTGCCCAATAAGGCGCGGCGCACCTTTCGCGCTCGGTGCGTGCCGCATGGTTGTGTAGCCCTGGCACGGTGGCGAGGCGTGCACCGCGTCAAAGTTCTCCGCTATCCATGCCGGGTCAAGCGTCAGAGCGTCAGCTACAATCACCGCATGGGGGTTGTTCTGGTGGCGCACAACATCAACGCCGGTAATCTCAAACCCAGCGCGTGCGTAGCCCATCCCGGCGCCGCCAGCGCAGCAAAACAAATCGAGCAGTCTCGGTTTCTTCATCTTCTTGCTCCTCATGTCACACGTTAGCCCACTGCATCATCACGGTCATGTGCAGATACTAGCAATTGCTAATTCCTAAAGCAATTGCTAATTCCTGATAGGTCAGTAGCGAACCATAAGAAAGTCTGATTGTTATTCGTCATTAGCAATAGCTACAATGGCGACTCACTAGAAACTTTTAAGGAGCAAGCGATATGACCAACCGAATAGCCGCCGCGCTGCGTTTTCTTAACTCGCGCATTCGGGAGGGTAAAGAGTATCCCGACGCTGAATGGTTGACGCAGCAGTTCTTTAAGCTTCGCAATGACGAAGTGCTAGCGCTGCACAACGAATACGACCGGCAAGACTAGCAAATGTTCACCCTTGCTCTCGAAGACCTCGCCGCGTACCCCGAACCGCGCTGGGTAGTTCGCTACTTCGGGCGGTATATTCTGAGCTTCGAGAGCAAAGAGGAAGCGAGCGAGTACTGCGCTAATCAAGGAGAACGTCATGCAATTCACAGGTAGATACTTGCAGCTAGTGCGTGAAGCGCTAGACCTCGCACACGCGGAGCTACACAACCAGATTGCGACATGCTCCGACGTTTTTCTCTACGAGTTTGATATTCTTGAATGCGAGGCGCAGCAGCGCGAACTCGCGGAGCCAATGGTGCGGATCGACAAGCTAATAGCAACTCGCTAAACCATCAGAAAATATTACCATCTAGCTAGCATTAGCAACTGCTAGTATCCACAACCTCACAAGGGGGTAGCAAATGAAGCTCACAACCACACTAAACAAGATTCGTGCTTGCTCGCCTTGCGCTTCAGGCTGGAGGACGCTTAATAGCGCACTAGGCGCGGCGTTCGATCCTGATGCCGAGATAAACCTGCTTACGATCCTCGATAGCAACGGCGTTGCCGATATGCTGTGGTGCCTTCGCGCTACGATGCAGGATTCAAAGCGCATCGCTTCACAACTCGCTATCGAGTTCGCCGAGCAGGTGCTTCCGATCTTCGAGAAACAGCGACCAGAGGACCTGCGCCCGCGTCAAGCAATCCAAGCGGCACGCGATTACCTGGACGGTAAAATCGACTTTGCGGCGTTGCGCAAGGCACGCGCCTACGCCGCCGCCGCCTACTCCGCCTACGCCTACTCCGCCTACACCTACGCCGCCGCCTACGCCGACGCCGACGCCGCCGCCGCCTACGCCGCCGCCTACGCCGCCACCGACGCCGCCGCCTACGCCGCCGCCTACGCCGCCGCCTACGCCGACGCCGACGCCGCCGCCGCCTACGCCGGCGCCGCCTACACCTACGCCGCCGCCTACGCCGCCACCGACGCCGCCGCCGACGCCGACGCCGACGCCGCCGCCTACTCCGCCTACACCTACGCCGGCGACGCCGCGAGAGAAAAAGCGCGGCAGATACAAGCCGATATTATTCGCAGCATTCTTTCCACGTAGCACAACCACAAAGGAGTATCACAAATGGGTATCGAAGAACGCCTCGCCGAAAACACCGCCGCGCTGAAAGAACTCGCCGCCGCGCTCGCCACCGCTAACCAAGTCAATGCCCGCCTCTTGGCGGGGGGCGACGCGGGAAACGCCAAGGCGAAGCCCGAAGCTGCCAAGACGGAGAAGCCTGCGGATACCCCACCTACTGCCAAGGAAACCGCTGCGCCCGAGCCGAAGGCCGAGAACTCCGCTCCGGCTGTCGATCCTGACGCGCTCAAGAAAGAATTTTTAGCGCTGGGCAACAACGACATGCCGGCGATGCAAGCCATCCTCAAGGAATTCAACGTCGAACGCCTCTCGCAAGTCAAGGACGAGGACAAGCCGGCGCTGTATAAGAAACTCGTCGCCGCTCAACGCCGCGGCCTGATCCATAATGCGCCCGCATCTTAAAGTGATTCACATGGCAGTAGTCACGGCTTGCCAGATCATCGGCAGGGCGTGGCGCATTCGGCAGGCATCTCGTAACTTTTAAGGGAGCAACAATATGGCAAATGGACATGCGCGCGTCGCGCCTTCCAAGCTAACGCAACGCCTCGCCTGTATCGGCAGTCTCGCGATGGAGGAAGGCATGCAAGACACCAGCAGCGAGGCAGCAGATGAGGGCACGGCGGCACATTTCCTGGCCGCTACGTGCTTGAACAGCAACCAAGACCCGGCAGCTTGGGTGAAGGGCTGGATTGGCGTAACGCCCGAGGGTCGCGCATATTTCCGTGCGGGTAACGTCGACGTCAAAGATCGGTACTTCGAGGTTGATCCCGAGATGGTTGCCGCCGTGCGCAAGTACGTGCAATTCGTGGAGCACGCGGCCAAGGGCGGCGATCTGTATGTGGAGCAGCCCTTGCCGATTGACCATCTGACCGGCGAGGACGGCGCAACAGGTACGGGCGATGCCATCATCCTCGCACCGCGTATTCTCAAAGTGGTGGATTTGAAGTACGGCGCGGGTAACGAGGTATTCGCCTTAGACAACGATCAGCTTCTATCCTACGGCAGCGGGGCGCTGCGCAAGTTCGGCATGCTGGACGACTTCGAGGAGTTGCACCTTACCATCCATCAGCCGCGCATCAAGAGCGAGCCGGATACTTGGGTGCTCACCGTCGCGCAGTTGCGCGAATGGGAAGCCAAGGTACAAGCTATCACGCCGTCTATCTGGCTTGCCTACGAGCATCGGGCGAACTGGATCAACGAGAAGCGCGAAGCGGCGCTGTCGTACCTCACCGTGGGCGACCATTGCCGGTATTGCCTCGCCAAAGCAAAACCTTGCCCGAAGTATGACGCTTTCGTACTGGAAGCTATCGGCGTCGAGGACTTTGCCGACGTGCGGCACGACGAGGTATCGGCTATCCCCGAGGAGCCTACCGAACTCGCGGCAAAAATGGCGGCGTGCAGCCTGATTGAAGTCTGGATCAAAGCTGTGCGCGCCAAGGTCGAGGCCGAACTGTTCGCAGGTAAAGAGGTGCCGGGCTACAAGGTCGTGCGAGGCAAGCAAGGCAATCGCGCCTGGAAGGATGCCGCCGCCGCCGAAGTGATGCTCAAGTCTTTCCGCCTCAAGCAGGAACAGATGTACGATTTTTCGCTGATATCGCCGACGACTGCTGAAAAGCTATTCGAGGCGGAAACCATCGGCAAGAAGCAGTACCCGAAGCTATTGCCGCTAATCGTGCGCGCTGAAGGCAAAGCCAGCGTCGCGCCGGCAAGCGACAAGCGCCCTGCAATCGCGCTTGGTGCAACGGTGGAAGACTTCGACGTGAAGACGCCGAGCGCGGAGGATTTGCTGTGAACGTCCGACGCGTCAAGTCAACCGCTATCAAGACCGAGCCGCGAGGCTTTACCCAAGTCGCAGGGCTACTCCCCGCCGAAGTTCGCAACGCGCTCGTAGCGGCTTCGCAGATCAAACAACCTATGGCCCGCGTTTGCGAAGTCAATCGGGTTATCGAGCGCGCCAAAGAGCAATTCCCATCCATGTTCAAGGAGTAATGACAAATGAAACTCAAAGCCGTTAATGTTCGCGTCACGTTCGCACACGGTATGTTCAAGGCGACCGCGTTGGAGGATGGCCAGCAAGCCAAGTTCGGCGCGGACTTCATCTACAACAAAAATACCAAGCTGTTCCAGATCATGCCCGATAAGACGGCCAAGCCGATTACGATGGCCGAAGCGATGCTCGCCGTTGCGGGCGAAACCTGGAAGGGCAAGGGCAAGGAAATGCTCGAAGACCTGGAAGCCAGCAAGAAGTGCTACCGCAACGGCAATCGCCGCATCAACAAGAGCGGCGAGGTGTACGAAGGCTACGAAGATTCGTGGTACGTCACGGCCAAGTCGCCAACTCGCCCGACGCTGTTCCACAACGCCGCCAACGGCAAGATACCGCTGACGGAAGCCGATGGCGTGATCTACTCGGGCTGCTACGTCGATGTCATCTTCGATCTGTATGGCAATTCGCAGCCGAAGAAGAAGGGCGTATTCGCTGGCCTCAAGGGCGTGCAGTTCCGCGAGGATGGCGACGCATTCAGTGGCGGCGCCCCCGTCACGGCTGACGACTTCGGCGACATTGCCGAAGGCGGCGCGGCTGACGACTTCGGCGACATTGCCAAAGGCGGCGCGGCGGATTTGCTGTAATGGCTCTCGTCATCGTTCATATCCAAGATGACGAGGCCAAGGGCGTAGCGGTTCATGTGTATGGCGAACCGCTACCCCAAACACTCGCCGGCTTGCCGCCCGAGCACTTCACCCCCGCGCAACGACTCGGCGCTATCGTGCTCAACGCTATCAGCGAGGAGATGGAACAAGCCGCGCCGAAGATTTTGGTAGCGGGCGCCGACGAAATGCCGTACAACTAAGGAGCAACGCCATGAAGTTCGACAACCTCAAGCAACAACGCGAAAAGCTTGGCCTCAACCAGCACGACTTTTGGGCGCGCGTGAAGGTTACGCAGTCTGGAGGCTCGCGCTACGAGAACTCGCGCAATATCCCCGGGGCAGTGCAGCAACTCTTGACCATCGCTTACGGCACGCAGAAAGAAGCCGACGCGATTACCAAGAAGCTGCGCCTGCCCGCAAGCGACTTGCTTTAATATCAGGGCATCCTCGCGAGAGGGTGCTTTGTGGAGGGGCCGCACCAGATAGCTATGCCTATGGCCTCAGCGTCGGAACGTCTGTTCCAAAGGGTTCGCCGCTCCTCCACAAAGCACAATTTAACAAAGGAGATATCTAGTGAAAACACTATCGCAAGCGCTTGAAGCCGAGGGCATCGCCGACCCGACGGTGCCAAAGCCCCGCGTATTCAAAGCACAATTTAACAAAGGAGATATCTAGTGAAAACACTATCGCAAGCGCTTGAAGCCGAGGGCATCGCCGACCCGACGGTGCCAAAGCCCCGCGTATTCAAGGCAACCGAAGCCATGGTGCGGGCTATCAAACGTGATTTTCCTGACAGCACAACCTCGCGCGTAGGCGACGAGCAAGTTACGGAGTATTTCGAGGGGGCGAGCGGCCCGGAGATGACGGCAAAGTACGTGGCTGAATACTGCCGCCGAAATATATTGATAGCCCGCACCATGGCTTCG